CGGATAAAGATCCTAGGATCATATCACCCCGATCATACAAGTACAACATACTTCTTGGCCAGTATATTAATAAATATAATGAACTCGCTATTTACAAGGGTATAGACACTTTATGGGGAGAAGAAACAGTATTCAAGCATTGTACTTTACCTGCGATGGCTAATCAAATTGTGAGGAAATGGGAAACCTTTTCCTGTCCGGTAGCGGTAGGGCTAGATGCTAGTAGATTTGATCAACACGTGTCAAGACAAGCTCTCAGCTTTGAACATTCTGTTTACAGACGCCTTTTCCGCAGCACCAGGAAAGGTGATTCAGAGTTACATTGGTTGTTAAGACGCCAACTTGTGAATTTTTGCAAGGGTAAAGGAGACATTTTCGACTTCGAGTATAAGACAGCTGGCAGGATGTCAGGTGATATGAACACTTCTGTTGGAAACGTGATTCTTATGACATCCGTGTTGTTGCATTGGAAAGAGACCTTAGGGTTAAATTTCAAGTTAGTCAACAATGGGGATGATTCTGTTGCAATAATGGAGCTTTCAGAACTGCCAAGATTTCTTGATGGATTTGATTTGTTCTTTGTTGCTTATGGATTCAACATGGTTGCCGAAGAGCCCGTATACCGTGTTGAACATATTGAATTTTGCCAGATGAAACCCGTTCGATTGGATCGAGGGTGGATGATGGTGCGTAAGCCAACAAGTGTTTTCAAAGATATGATTGCCATTTCGTCCAGAGGCGTAGCAAAATATTACAACTACCTTAGGGATGTTGGACTTTGCGGACTATCCTTGTACGCAGATTGCCCTCTAGTTGGAACCTTTTACAGTGTTCTGAGTCGTCAGGGAAACGAACGACTAGAAGGGGAATTACAAGGCGGTTTAGCTTATTGGATGAAGCAAGGAGACTATGAGAAAGTACCAGTTCTTCCTGGTGGTTACTCACAAGATAGTCTTCTTAGCTACTGTGAAGCCTTTTCACTCGAGCCCATAGTCGTAATTGAATTTGAAGAACTTGTTGAAAAAGATCTAATGGCTGCAGTTAGACAGCTATCGCTTTTGTGTTAAAATGAGTAACATGAAAAATAAGAATAATGCTAGGACCGGGGGAGCCGTTTTATCTCCCTCGAACAAAGGACTTGAATTTATCAACACTGGGCACGCCGCTCAAAGCAGGTATTTGGCAGCTTTGGCTAATCCATTTGCCTCGCCGGCTGTCCCAATTCCTGATTCATTCCTCACAGCACACGTCGCCAAAGCTGCTTTGGAGACTGTGTACACCAATGGCGTCG